ACAAGAATATCTTTAGCAGCAGCAAAAGCACAATCTCAAGAAGAGATAGAAAAAGCAAGAATTAAAGCAAATAAAGAAATTGCAGGTGCTAAGATAGGTCAAGAAATTGCTAGCGATTTGCTAGAAAACGAAAGACTTAGCAAAAAGCAAGCAGTAGATGATTACAAAACAGGTATTGACATAGCTAAGGAAATAGTTAAAGATAGCAATTAATATGGATAATGAAATCAAACAGCTATCGTTGTCTGAATATTTAGGCAAACAGATTAGAAGTTTGATGAATGAACACACTGACCATATTGCTACAGGAAACGTCAAAGACTTTTCTGAATACAAAAGGTTATGTGGTGTTATCGAGGGATTAGCTCTCGCAGAACGTGAAATGTTGGACTGGATAGAACGACATACACAAACATAGGAACTCAACTCCTTTAAGTTGTGCAAGTATATGAGTAAAAAAAATAAAGACGACAAACAATCAGAAGAAGTAAAAAAACAACTACCAGACCCTAGCGGTTATAAAATTTTAGTCGCTATGCCAGAGGTTGAAGAAAAAACTGAAGGCGGTATTGTAAAAGCTTCTACTACAGTTAGAGATGAAGAAGTTTCTAATATTTGTGGTTTTGTTTTAAAACTCGGACCCGATTGTTATTTAGACAAGAAAAGGTTTCCTAACGGACCTTGGTGTAAAGAAAAAGATTGGGTTGTCTTTCGTGCCTACTCAGGGACTCGTATGAAATTATACGGAAAAGAGTTTCGATTAATTAATGATGACACTGTCGAGGCAGTTGTCGAGGACCCAACAGGAGTGGTAAGAGCATGAGTGAAGTACAAAATGAAGTAGTAAATGAAACTATTGAAACAGAGTTTCAACCCAATGCAGAGGGTGTATTAGAACCACAAAGCATGGAAGATAAATTCTTTGGAGTAAAAAGCGAAGTAGTAACCGACAATACCGAAAATGTAGAAGTAGAAATTGTTGATGATACTCCACAAGAAGATAGGAGACCTCCTAAAAAAGAAACTAAAGAAGAACCTGTCGATGATGAAACTGTAGACAAAGAAATTACTGAATACAGTAAAAGAGCAGGCGACCGTATTAATAAAATTAAATACGAGTATCACGAAGAAAGAAGAGCTAAAGAAGCTGCACAAAGAACTGCAGATGAAGCTACAAAAAATTTACAGACCGTAATGTCAGAGAACCAAAGACTACAACAGTTGATAGAAGAAGGTTCAAAAATGTTAAATAACCAAGCTGTTAGTAATGCACAATTTGCATCCACCGCAGCACAAGCTGAATACAAAAAAGCTTATGAAGAAGGTGATGCTGACAAAATGGCTGAGGCACAAAAGAAAATATCGCAAGCTACTTTATTAGAACAACAAGCACCTTATTATGCAAATCAGTATGTGCAACAAAGTCAAGTTCAACAACCACCAGTGCAAGAAACTGAAGTGCCAAAGCTAGATGCAGCACAAGTTGAATGGCAAAGTAAAAATCCTTGGTTTATGAATAATCAAGATACTAACCACAGACAAATGACATCTTATGCTATCTACGTGCATGAAGGTTTAATGCGAGATGGTGTAGACCCTGCAACACAAGCAGATAAATACTACTCATCTATAGATGATAAGATGCGTAAAGAATTTCCAGATTTTTTCGGTGTAACTCCAGAAGCTCCAGAAGTGGAAACTGAAGTTGTAACAGAAGAAAAACGACAGCCTTCAAACGTTGTCGCACCCGCAACGAGGAATAGCGGTACTAATAAAAATCCTCGCAGTATACGTTTGACTCAGACCCAAGTTAATATAGCACGTCAACTTGGTATAACACCTGAGCAATACGCAAAACAAATGTTAAAGGAGACTTAAATGTCAGAAGAAAATATTACAAATAACAACGAAGAAACCGTAGAGGCTTCAGAACAAGTGCGAACCCCAAGGGGTGGAGATGACCGAAAGGTAGAACAACGAAAAGAAAGCTGGGAGAACCCATCAAATCTCCCAAACCCAGACCCACAACCTGGTTGGGTTTTTAGATATATTAGAACTAGTTTATTAGGCGAAGCCGATAATCCTAATGTATCAAAAAAATTCCGAGAAGGTTGGGAGCCATGTAGGAGTGAGGACCATCCAGAATTACAGATTCACATGATGGACTATAAATCTGAGTGGGCATCCAAGGGTCATATTGAAATAGGTGGGCAACTGTTATGTAAGATGCCAGCAGAAAAGGCGAAAGCAAGAGATGAGTATTTCCAAAGAATGGCAAAGACTCAAATGGAATCTGTAGATAACGTATATTTTAAAGACCAAGATTCAAGAATGGCTACAAAGCAAGTTTTTGAAAGAAAATCTAAAACAACCTTTGGTAGGGATTCTTAATCTTATAGATTAACAATTATAATTAGGAGACAATTATGGCTTCATCAGCAACCCCCATGGGTGCTAGACCTGTTGGTTCTCTTGTATCTTGTGCGTATAACGCAAAAATTACACACTATAAAATTAAAAATAATTTTGGCACTGCCATTTTTTATGGTGATTTTGTAAAGTGGGCGGACGATAATCCAAATACAACTATACAAAAAGATACAGGTACAACTTCCATGACACCTATTGGTGTATTTTTAGGTTGTTCGTATACTGACCCAACAACTGGTCAATTTACCCAAAACAATCAATATCCTGCTTCAACAGCAGCAGATGATATTGTTGCATACGTGGCATCTGACCCATTCTTAGTAATGGCTATGCAATCTGACGAATCACTAGACCAAGATGACTTGGGCAAAAATGTGGCAGTCGTTCAGACAGCAGGCTCTACTTCAATAGGACAGAGCAGAAACGCAATAGATGGCAGTACTGCTGCTACAACTAATACACTACCATTAAAGATTATCGACTTTGTCGAAGGTCCTGATAGTGCTATTGGTGACAGTAATACTGACGTATTGGTGATGTTCAATGTAGGACATCAGTTATTAAACACAACAGGTATAGGTTAAGGAGTAAATAATGGCTAGTATTTCAAGAGCAAATCAACTTAAACAACTCCTTCCAGGCTTAAACGCCCTGTTTGGTGAAGAGTACACTATGTACGAGAATCAGCACGAGCAAATTTATACAACTGAAAACTCTGATAGAAGTTTTGAAGAAGAGTTAAAGCTGTCTGGATTTGGTGCTGCTCCCGTGAAAGATGAAGGTGCTGCTATATCTTACGATGTGGCTCAAGAATCTTTTGTGGCTCGTTATACACATGAGACTATAGCTTTAGGCTTTAGTGTCACAGAAGAAGCAATGGAAGATAACTTATACGTAAGTTTATCAGCTAGATACACAAAAGCTTTAGCAAGAGCTATGGCTTATACAAAGCAAGTAAAAGCTGCTTTTCCATTGAATAACGGATTCACAAACTCTTTCCAAGGTGGCGATGGTGTAAACCTATTCACAGCCGATGGAGACGGAGTAACAGGTGGTGACGGACACCCACTGGTAAACGGTGGTAAGAACTCTAACAGACCTTCTACAGGTGCTGACTTAAATGAAACATCTTTAGAAGATGCAGTCATTCAAATTAGTAAGTGGACTGATGAAAGAGGACTTAAAATTGCTGCAAGACCAAGACGATTAATCGTTCCAACAGACTTGCAGTTTGTCGCTACTAGACTCCTCGAAAGCGAGTATAGAATAGGAACTGCTGACAATGACATTAATGCTATTAAGAGCAACGGTGTGATACCAGAAGGCTATTCAGTTAATAATTATTTAACTGATACAAATGCTTTCTTCATCACAACTGATGTTCCAGATGGCATGAAGCATTTTGTCAGAAGTCCAATGACTACAAGCATGGACGGAGACTTTAGTACTGGAAACGTAAGATATAAAGCAAGAGAAAGATATTCATTTGGAGTATCTGACCCACTTGGTATCTTTGGTTCACCAGGCTCAAGCTAAAAACTTTGGGGAGCTTATGCTCCCCTTTTTTTATTTCTAGGTATTTTATTAACGTTTATCAACTGACCTAGCAGACAAGCCAAGATGATAGACATTTTCTTTAGGAGAAAAAATGGCGAACACAACATTCAACGGTCCAGTTCGTTCCGAGAACGGATTTCAGGTCGTTTCAAAAAATTCTACAACAGGAGCAGTTACTACTGAATTTACGTTAGACACTAACGGTATGCAAGTAACACCTGTTGCACTAGCTGATACCACAGCTATTTCTTTAACAGCCACTACTCATGGCGGTAGAGTTTCTGTCGTTCCTGCATTATCAGCGAACTGCACATTAACTTTGCCTTCACCTTCAGCAGGCGTATACTTTAAGTTAATTTATGGTGGTGCTGCAGAAGAAACAGAGAATCTAATTATTACCACAGGTTCTACTACTAATTTCTTTATTGGTGGTATCGTACACTTAGATTCAAATGCTGATAATACATCGGTTTACGCAGATGGTGATTCTAACTTTATATTAACGCTTACAGACTTCGGCTTGTTTGAAATTAATATATTAGCTAAGGATAGCACTAACTGGTATATCTGGGGTAATCAAGAAGGTGCAGATGCGCCTGCATTCTCAGACTCTTAATAGGAGTAAGTTATGGCTGATACAGTAACCACACAAACCATCATTGATGGTGAAAGAAATTGCATTATGAAGTTTACCAACGTCAGTGATGGCACTGGAGAATCAGCAGTAGCTAAAGTGGATGTTTCTGCTTTAGCTGCTAACTCTGCAGGCACTGCTTGTTCAGAGGTTAGATTAGTTAGAGTTAGTCACGCTATAGTCGGTATGTCGGTACAACTATTTTTTAATGCTTCAACCAATGTATTAATCATGGAGTTAGCAGAAAGTAGTAACGGACACATGGAGTTTGAAGACTTTGGCGGTATACCTAATAATGCAGGTAGTGGTAAAAACGGAGATATTCTTTTTACTACTAAAGGACATTCTTCAGGCGATACTTATTCTATAGTTTTAGAAATGATAAAAGTATATTCTGATTAAGGAGAACTTTATGGCATATATAATTGCAACAAACGGTAACTTTCCACCACAGTATTTAGTTTTAGAAAAGGGAGAAGATGATATATACACACCTATCTTCGGACCAGACCCAGATTTAGTTGATGCTCAACGTAAGTTGGATGAGCTATCTGGTGTAAGAGCTAGAAACAAAAAAGGACATTATGTAGCTGATGACCCATCTACCCCAGATGTAAATGAAGCTTATGTCGGTGGTAAAGCACCAAAGAAAAAAACTACCAAGAAAAAGGTAACAAAAAAAAGAGGCAGACCTAAAAAGAGTTCATAGTATGGATAAGGATTCTGTATACCAAGAAATCCGAGACTGGAGTAACAAGGTATTAGAGAAACCCAATCCAGACTTTAATAATCTTCCTGCTTGCCCTTTTGCTAAATATTCATGGAACAAAAATAAAGTTCATGTAATGATTGGCAAAGGTGGTGATTGGAAAGACTTATTAAATGAAATCCAAAACTTTGACGATACTTACGATGTAATAATTTATTGTGGTTTAGACTATGATGAAATATCAGCAAAAGAAGTTTCAGATAGAGTTAATTTACTAAATGAATATATTTGCAAAGATAATCTTTGGTTGATGGGTGCACACCCAGATACAGAAATAGAACACGCAGTAAATCAGGATGATTATGAACCCTTGCTAGAAGATGATTACTACCAGTTATTCTTACAACGATTAGATGTACTGGTAAAAGCATCAGATAGCATAAAAGGTAAAGGCTATTATAAAAACTATAAACCTAAAGATTATGAATCTTTAGTAAATTTAAGGAGCAAATTGTGGACAACAGCAAAAAAAATAAAATTATGAAAATGAAAGGCGGCAATAAAACTGGCGTTAAAAAGAAAGTCGTTAAAAAAAAGATAGGTCAAAAAACGAAAGTTAAAAAACCTATGATGATGCGTAATGGTATGAAAACCAAAAAAATGGGTAGAGGTAAAGATACTGAAATGGGTAAAGGTATTGAAAACTTCCAAAACATGGTTACAAGACTATACGGTGGTGGCAAGACTAAGTAATGCCTTTGTCAAAAGGTAGGTCAAGAAAAACCATAAGTAAAAACATTAGCAAGCTTGTTAGAGAGGGTAAACCTCAAAAACAAGCTGTTGCTATTGCTTTAACTAAGGCTGGCAAATCTAAACAGTAATTATGTCACGTGCTAAAAAAGACTCTCGTTTACAACGAGCAGGAGTAAGTGGTTATAACAAACCCAAACGTACTCCTAATCACCCAACTAAATCACATATTGTTGTTGCTAAAGAAGGTGACAAAATTAAAACAATTAGATTTGGACAACAAGGTGCAAAAACTGCGGGTAAACCTAAGCCTGGTGAATCTCGTGCAACTAAAATGAAAAGAAAGTCTTTTAAAGCTAGACATCGTAAGAATATTAAAAAAGGTAAAATGTCAGCAGCTTTCTGGGCAAACAAAGTAAAATGGTAAAAGCAAAACGTAGAAGTAAATCAACAGTTAATAAAGCAGGTAACTACACAAAACCAACTATGCGTAAAAGATTATTCAATAGAATAAAAGCAGGTGGTAAAGGTGGTAGACCAGGACAGTGGTCTGCTCGTAAAGCACAAATGTTAGCTAAAGCTTACAAGAAGGCTGGCGGTGGCTACAAGTCTTAAAATACATAACATTGAGATACCAACATCTCAACATCCTGAAGTACGTAAACTTAAACGTAAGAACAACGTACATAC